GTGAAAGTTTGAGAGGCATCGGCTCTGACCCTGTTAGCAAGAGCCGTATTCATGGTAGTGACGAAAGAAGCATCGTCATTGATAGCTGCAGCCAATTCATTCAGGGTGTCTAATGCACCTGGCGCAGAGTCAATCAATGCGGTGACTTCGCCATCGACATATGCCTTGATTGATTGTTGTGATGCAGCATGAGTGGCAGAGTTGGATGCCATGTCGTCTTCGTCTTTGAGGTCGAGTGTGATGGTAGCAGAGTAATCCCCACTTGCCGTGTTGGTTTCGCTTTGGATAAGCATCCCCGTTCCTGCAGTTAGATCAACACCGGACGTGATGTCAGCTAAGACCGCATAACCGTAAGAGAGAATCTTATCCTGTATGGCCGCAGATGTCATCAATGAAGTATCATTATCTGCAAATGACTCCGAGCTTGTTTGAAGACTGTTAGCAGCTAATTCAGATACAGTCAAACCGCCTACGTTGAGAGTCACCGCACCTGCGGCTTGGTTTGCAGTAATCCCTGTGTTAGCAGTTATGCTATACACGACACCTGTGGTGCTTGTTCCAATGGCAACACCATTGATTGAACCGCCTGTGATGGATACATCATCTGAATCCTGAGTGGCTATTGTCCCTAATCCCAGGGATGTTCGAGCCGTTGCACCGCTTTCTGCCACCCAATTAATGCCATTTCCTACTATGAATACCCCATCAGAGGGGGTCATAGCGGCCAAAGTCGTCAAATCTCCATCATAAGTTTGGAATGTATTCGCACCGCTTACCGAGCCATCGGCTGGATTGACTACGGGATCAACTGCGGTTGCAAGCAAGCTGAATGTGATTATCTCACATTGCAAAGTATATCTGAATAGTTTCTTTGAACGATCAGAAAGGTCAGTCCTGGTCTTGTATATGAGTCGGTCAAAGTTATTATTGTCTCCTTTTCTGAAAGCATGAATGATCCTCCTGACTTCATCACGCATTTCTGATAGCCTTTCACGACTATCTACCGTCCTACAATCAATGGTGATATTGACGTGTTCATTCACATAATCATAGATGAGTTCTGGTTGGGCCTCATTGTGAGCTGTCTCGAAGATACGAATGACATCGTTGTCGAGCATCCTCACTCGCTTTGCATCGCCCTTGTCCAAATCGGCAATATCCTCGATGGATGGTTCAGGAGGCTTAGACCAATTTGTCACGAGAATATCTCGTAAAGCCCTTATCGCATCCTTAGCCACCTTTCGCCGCCTCCCCTAATTTGTCCTTCGCCTTTTTCCATGCGACTCGATGAGGGTTATTCTCCATTTGCTTTGCAACATTCGCTTCGATTTCTTCTTCAGTATATCCAAGCCCATCCATCTCGGACATATCCTTCTCTTCTCTTAGTAGTTTTGACCTCATCCCAGGTTCCATTTTGGTGAGGTTATCACCGGCTCTTTCGAGTTCCTCTGATGATTTTATCATCGCACTCAATTGTTTTAGGAATCCAGGATGCACAGATCAACCACCCATGCCCGCAACTATGATTCCCTCCTGATATGGGATTAGTATCTTCTTCACTTCTTCCTCTAATTTCTGTATCTTGGATGGGAGATCGACATTCTGAGTGCCTTCGGGGAACATTGCAGTATAATCATCAGTCATCATGATGTCTAAAGCTACCATCTTAGTGCAAGCATCCTCAATTGCCTTATCCAGATACCTTTCGCCATAGATGTAAGAGAGTTTGAGACTGTGATTCTCAAAGAATGGATATTGATTGTTGAACATGATCGCACCGTTGTCCTCCATAGACCACCAATCCTTTTGCCTCTGCTCATCGGTTGAATCACTATCGAATCGTGTCTGGTAAATCTCAGTCACATTGGCAGATAGGCCGGATTGGAAATTTGATGTCAGATCATCCACGATTGTCAAAGCATTTCCACTCCGAGTGCATCGTGCAACTTTGATGGCCGTTCCTGTCCCATAGTAATAGAGTCCATTTCCTTCTGTGAATGCAGAGCCATCTGTGACATTGAATGTGCTTCCTGTCGATGTGGCCGTTGAATTAATGGTGTTGCAGAGGCCAAGATCGAAGCAGCTTAGGTTTGTGACCGCAATAGTGGTAGTTTCTCCTTCATCAGTTGATCTCATGCTACTGATGAGGACTACGCCATCACCATCATCGCTGTTCGCAGTAGCCAGGAACTCATGTGCGACATTGAGTGCTTTGCTATTCTCAGTCATGGTTCCTATTTGAACGGCGGTTTTGCCAGTCGAGTCATCTTGGTTGATTAGGTTGCCAATCTCTCCGGCAATCGTCTTCACTCCGAAGTCCTTACTCCAAGTAGTAGCGGTTGTCCCTGTTTGAAGAGTGGCAACATGGGCTATGTTTGGACACAGATATATCTTGTCCGAACTACTGAGGAGATGAGGGTCTTTGATGGTGAGTTGCACTCTGGATGATGCGAGTTCCCTGTAATGATCCCCCTGCCATACGCCCATTCGGAGGACTCTTTGGATGGGTCTGTTCCTAAGATAGACCGCACCGACATAATCGGTGTAGTATCTGCGCCTGTATGGTTTGAATGTAGTGAAGTTCTGATATTCATCGACAACAAGCCTGGGCCTCCATGCTATTCTGCATATCCTGTCGATGTAGTCTTGCCTTCTCTTGATTAGATTCTCCACTTGTGATTTACTGATTCCTCTTTGTGACGAATTAGACAGAATGGAAGCAGGTTGCACATACGCATCGTTTGCCTTCGTGTATGCAGTTCCAGGGTCAGTTGCTTTGAGAGTGATCCCGCCACTCGAACCTGTCGATTCAATTCCTGATATGGTCAAACTACTCCCTAATGCATCCACGTTGTCATAGATAGTAATGGTGTCTCCTGTTGCAAAACCCCATCTGCGGTAATCCGCACCTGCAATTGGCATCTTGATTACCGTTCCACCCCCCTCTGAAGCGGTGGATGTGTTTCCAATCAGAGCTGTTGGCTTGGCATCAGGTAATTGAAGGTATGATTCCACTTTGGCGACTGTGGTATATACCAAGTCATCTGGATAGAGAGGTTGGTCGGGTCTATGCCCAGGAGTGAATGTGCGTGGCATTACTGTTCATCCTCCTTAACTCCCCAAATTGTAGTCCATGTCTCCACCACACCCCGCACAGCTTGGAGTCCAACAGAAATGGAGTAATCCACAGGAGAGGCAACGTGTCCCTGAACCGATGTTTTGAATATCATATCTCTCCCTTCCTCTGATCTTGATGCGAACGGTTTCGGCTTTATCCAAGTTCTCCTTACTGAAAGGAGAATCGTCTGTGGCTATGGAACCTTCGTTTGAAGCTATCTCGGCCATACGCACCTTACGGCGGCGTTCTATCTCGTGTGCTTCTTCAAAGCAGAGTTCGTCTAATTCAACTGCCACCGGCAAGCCCCCGCTTAGGCTCGCCCACCTGTGACTGTTAGGTATGTGACTACCGTTGAGAGGTTGGTTGCGGCATCGACCTCATCTAATGGATCAGCATCCGCACCTGCTTCAAACGCCTTCAACTTCTTGTTAGTTCTGTCATATTGGAAAACAAATCCGCCACTCACTTCAACTGCCACATTCTCTATGTTTGAAACGTAAGCTGTTAGATCCAATTCTTCTCCTCCTGTTGGATAACTCGCATCAAAGGTAATCTTGAGAGCAACAGTAAGCCTATTGCCCGTCACATTCGTTCGTCCAAGTTGCTCGACTGTAAGTGCCATACTGATACCTACGTTATTTTCAATCCTATTTAACTGATACTTTACTCATGCAGTATTGTAATCCTTGCAATGTTGCTTGCTCCGGCGGTGAAAACCTTGCCTCCTGAGAGTGCTAGTGTGAATTTCACCCTGCCACAAACTGCTCCATTCCATGATCCTGCCGCACCTGCGGGGTTGTTGATCGTCAAGTGAACCCCTGCGGTATCGGTGTTAGCTCCTTCTGCAATTTGGAAATGTCCTACTAGGTTAGTAGCAGTTCTGAAATCAAGACTTGCTACTTGCTCGCAATACTTGTAATCAGTTCCGCCATCCGCTTCTGCATCCATTGAGATGTCCATAGAACCCTGGGTAGCACCATTGGAGTTGCTTGCCATGCGAGACATATCCAGTATGATACGGGAGATTTTCCCGTTCATGTCGATAGTGCCACTTATGGATCCCGTGCCATCTCCGGTTATGTCCAGGACTCTGCGGTTGATTCGAGTGCGACTTGCATAACGGCCTACGCCATCATCAATCTCATCGTTCACTCAGATGCCCCCGAGATATATTCTCGGGCCTGATCCATCATAGATGCTTTCGTTGAACGGTTGTTCACCGGAATGCCCTTGTCGGAGCACCATGACATCATCTGTGCCCTAGTCATCTTTGAATCGAATCCTGCGGCGGCTAAGAGAATGTCCACATTCACTTCCTTATCAGAGGTTGGCGGGAGGGGTTCGTCTGTGACTTCCTCAACGACTTCTTCCTTAGCTGCCGGAAGAACAGTATCCTTAACCTTCTCAACTACTTTCTGTGGTATCTCGGCTACCTTCTCCACCTTACTCTTGACAGGTGCTTCGATAGTCGATGCCATCTCTGCCGCTTGCTTGTCGTCAGAGCCTATGACTTTCCAGGCGGTTCCGCCGTTCTCGATCATTGGCATGATTTTGTTGCGGATGAGATCCTGTGGAACATCATCCCTAACCATGCCTCGGGAGAACCCGAGAACCCTGTGCTTACCTATGGTGATTTCGCAGTAGGGGCGCATTCCAACGTATTGAAGGCTAAGAGCCACTTGGCTCACCTTCACCTGTATAGGAACGTCAGCCTGTGCGTATCGCCATCTCCACCAGTGTCCGAATCGAACTTGATGGTTGTGTCGGTGAAGCTTATGTTCACCAAATCTCCTGCGGCACTATCAGACACGTTCACTACTGATAGTAATGATAGGATCTTGGTTGGGTTGATTAGATCAGTCACGGCGGTTGGTGTGTTAGCGTCACCGAAGTCGAAGACTATGCTCCCTGCTGCTGTATCAGGAACCACGTCAATACATCCCATGTGTAGTGCGCCTCTTACTGCGTTGCTTCCAATGGGTGATTGTTGCCAATCGGTGTTGTCATTCTCCACGTTTCCTGCCCACATTCGTAGGCTAAAAACGACACTCGTGCTTGCTTCTGTTAAGTTTGCTGATGCCATATTTTTTCACTCCTTTATTTTCTCCATCATCTCCGAGCCTAAGCGGCTATGTCCCTCACCTTTCCGTGTGCTCGGTAGAATAGTTGCCATAGCTCTCCCATCGTGTGGAACATACCCATCTGTCCTAGCCTGTTGATCCCGAATGGGTCGCCTGTCTCAATACCAGACTCGTGGTATAGGGTTGGCTTGGCTGTGCAGAAGTAAATGTAGTCCGAGTCGATGAAATACATTCTGGATAGTTCGCCGTTTTCTGCGAAAACGTCCTTTGAAGGAATTAGTGGAACCCCGTTGTAGGTAGCGACCACGAAGCCCGCCTCCATACCTGGGACACCCTTAACACCGTTCACTCCTGGAACGACTCTCTTCATCTCGGTGAACCTCTGTTGAGGTTGTAGTAGCTGCTGAACCTTCTCCAGAGTGTCGTAGCCGGTTAGGATGACCTTTGGCTGGCCTCCCTTCTCCCATATGCTGCGGAACATTCCGTCAATCACGTTCAGACTGAGTGCTCTAGCCGCACCGGAGGAACCTGCGTCACAGTTAGCGTCATACCAAGACTGGGCGGTTCCTGCGCTCCTCGTTAGGTTGTATTGGTTGTGATCTGCTGCATTCGACACGAAGGAAGATGCAGTTTCCACGAAGGAAGAGGACAAGCACCTGTCAAGGGACTCGAAGTCGTTCCCTGCGGCGTTGTCCACATCCTCTAGGAGCATGACGTTGATGTGCTCTGCGTGGTGCTTTGCCATCTCCATTTTCATTACTGCCCTTGCATCTCCAAGACCGTCATCCTTGTCGGCCAGGAACATTGCTGTCTCGCTTAGGTCGAAGCTGTGAGCCACAGTCTTGGGCTTGGTGCTGACCTCTGCGAAGGTAGGCTTGGTGGTCTCTGGTAGAGTCCCGTTCTCAGGAAGTCCGCCACCCTTTGCCCTGTCAGGCTTCTCGGTGACTACCCTCCAACCCGACTTCTCCCAGGGTTTCTTTGGTAGTATGCTGAAGGCGTTGAACTCCTGGTTGAGCTGCGACCAAACCTTTCGGCCAAATATTGCCTGGTAGGTTCCAGTCGTGCTGCTTACTAGGGGTGAGTCTGCCTTGAGCAAGTCTGTTCCAGAGTAGGCCCATGCGTTTGCACCTGCACCCGCACCATAGTATAGCCTCTCCATGTCTTCTATTGTTCGTATGTATCCAACTGATCCACTCATTTTTTCACTTCCTTTATCTCCTAGTCACCCTAGACGATTACTCGCCTACCAATGCCCTCCTTGCAAGATCTTCTGTTGCTCTCCAAGAGTCAAGGTCGTTCCCCATTGCGGCGAACTCCTCGTTGGTTGGGACTCGAATGTCGGTTGTTGGTGCTGCGGCGGACTTCTGGATCTCTGCGGTTCCAGTGCTGATCGAAGCAATCTCCTCTCTGAGAGCCTTGATCTGTCCTCCGAAGTCGTTTGCCTTCTGAACCTCTAGCGCACGGGCGGTCTCTGCATCGTAGCGAGCCTCCCAATCTGCCTTTACAAGAGCCTTAAGCCCCTCCTCATCTCTGAGTGCAGCGTATGCCGAGTATCCTCTCTCTAGTCCTTCGGGAGTAATCCCGCCGGACTTGATCACGTTCTTGTTGCCCGATGGCTTTGAGTATGCCATGTTGCTAACGCCTGGCTGCTTGATGACGTATTTGTTGCCACCAGGAGCCGAAAGAGAAGGGTAAGAAGGCTCGGATGCGTCCTCGCCGCTTCCAACCTCGTCACCCATACCTCTGTGAGAGTAGCCACCTGAGCCGTCCACGCCGACCATGTATGCCTTCTCAAGACCGAAGTGAGTCCTCAGTCCATTGAGATCGACACCCTGCTCGTGTGCGAACTTCTCAAGAGTGTCGATGTATTCCAGAGCATCCTGAGTGGACTTCTCCAGCACAGGCTCCTCTGACTTTTCTTCTGACTTCTCTTCAGATTTCTCCTCATTCTTGTCAATAGCCTTCAGTATTCCTGTTAGACTATCCCTTATTTCCGTCAATGCTTCATTGTCTGTCATTTTTGTCACTTCCTCTTCATCCATCTTTAGGATTGTATAACTGGCCTCGGGATTGATTCCCTTCTTGCAGAGAGTTATCTCATGCAACTCAAGGTCAGTAATCTCTCGGTGGTTGCCATGCTCAGGCGTGTGCTTGTTCACACGGAACAGGGCTTGGCCCCCTATTGAAAAGGCACGGAGATCTCCATCTCGCACCTGCTTTTGCACTTCTCGTGCCTTCTGAATGTCGCTGCGTATCTTGCATACGACAAAGAGGCCGTGATCGTCCACCTCGGACTTCCACACTCGCCCCTGCGAATCTGAATAGGAATCAACTACTTCTCCAACCTGAATACCGCTATGTGCTAACTGGACATTTCTGTAAGCCTTGTTCTCCATGAATTTTCCGAAGGCTTTCTTTAGAGCTGCGGCAGGGATTCTATCTCCCTGCTTGTCCACCATATCCACGCTTGCGTATCCGGCAACAAACAAATCATTGCCTGAATCCTCTTTGATGAGGAAATCTGCACCAAAAGCAGACCATCCTACGGAGGGTGTTAGCATTTCTGCGGTTGCCATTGAACCCTGCTACTTTCCGCAATTGTATATGAATGACAACATGACAGGGTTGTCAGCATTCACAGAGCATCATCATGACGAAGGGCTGGCAATACCTCGTTTTCGGTTTCATCATGATCTTTATCTTTCTTAGGGAATCGAATAACGGCTTTACCATCCTGGATAGTAAGCGAAGCATCCCCATCTTCTGTGGAAACGACCATGTTCATTGGCCTAAATGATGATTCGGGATCCATTTCCACTCCTTCTCTCTTTGGATTACCAAAAGTAGTGTTTTCCTCGTCTGTAATTTCAGTCGGCCCTGTGGGTGCGGTGATGTCTGCTTGCATACCTGCCCAAGCTCCACCATCTCCTGATGCCCTATTCATACGGGGGAATGCGAACTTTTCCGCTATGTCATCATCAATCGCCTCATTGACAGTCCATTTCTTGTCCTCTGTTTGCTCTAATCCATATTCGCCCCCATATTTGTCAAGCATACTCTCAGTCAGACCATCAACATGAGCGATGAGGTGTTTGGTTGTCAATGCCACTTCTTCTGAAGTAATTGCTTTACGAGCATGACGCATGATGTTTGAGATACTATCCTCATCATCATGTTCACCATCGACATTTACCTCTGGTGCTTTGTCAATAGATTTCCTAAAGACTGGCCTTTGTCTGTATGATGGTATTGCTTGATCGGGCAATCCAATGTATAGCGATGCAACCGGACTCCATAGTGGGAATTGAGATTCAGCTTGCTTGATAAGATAACTCGGCCCTTCATATTCAGAGACATATGTTCCGATTTCATCAGAATCGAGTTTTGCTACAACGGGAGTGTATATCCCAGGATATTCCAAAACGATATTTGAATCTCTAACACTCATCTCAGGAAGCGGAGGGAGGATAGCGGCTTTACTAATGTCATCCTGAGCATACAACACCCACTTTGGATGAACCTCTTTGCCCTTAATGAATGTCGATTTAGCATCTCGAAGAAGTAAATCTGTTCGATCCAAATTGGCTATTGTCTTGATTAGACCGTCTTCATCAGTAGTGACGCATGAGTTTGGTGAAGGGAAATGAACGTGATCATTGGTTGAATACAATGTCCTCAATGCATCAACACGATCAGACAACGGCTCTTGACTCATATCTGTATCCTTGTGGACTAGCAGATCAACAACTGTCAGAACATCGCCATCCACATATCCGTCAAACATGGCATCGCCTTGCAAGGAGTCCTTGAGTGCCTTCTTCACTTTACTCGGCAGACTCATTGGCTCTATGCTCTTGCCGGACTTCTTTACGAAAACTCGCTCTCCTTTGGGTTTCTTTTGAACGACCCATTCGCCACTAAAACCCTTGAGAGTATCCATGTCATCCAAGTCTTTGACTACATGAGCAGGTTCTATCTTGGTCTTGAAAACACCTGTTGGCTCATAATCATCTGATTTGGTAATGTTATCTGTAAGATGGGGAGTTCCGGCCATAGTCGGTTGCAAGGCGTTGATTTCTTTTGACTTGGTATGAATGGGGCGTGTGGCGTGATTTACATCAACTGCATTCACTAACAATTCATGAGGGGTTCTCTGCAACATAGTAAATGGGGCTTCTTTGTTTTCCCATACCAAGTCATTTGCATTTCTATCCCATCTATAAGTCAGAGTAGCGGGCATTTCATGGCCCCATGAATCAGTAGCACCATTGTTGAATATCGGTGCTATGACTGATTCGGAAGCAGGAGAAACAGGGCCAAATGTCCCTATTTTGGATGATAATTGGCCGGATGAAGTATCAGGGATTTGATATTCAGTCGGATGGACTCCTCCTTTTCGCATTAAAAGATGATTGGCGGCGGCTGCTATCTGTCCGATATTGCCTCTTGCAACTGTATTCATGTTGTGATCGCCATTGACTGGGTGCAAAACGTCCGGCCCGAATTGTTGCATTACCTGGGAGGCTAGTTGTGCCATGACGTTTGCAAGGGCCGAATCGCTATTCACACCATGTTGATTGTGTAGTTGGTGGAATGTTTGATTCGAGTTTGGGTGTGGTTCTCTTAGCACACCCAATCTAGCAGAGCCAAGTTCAGCCACTTGCATTAATTGATCTCCAAAATTACTCAAGAGCAATGCTTCATCTGGTATGATTATTCTCGCACCTGCTCCTGATATTTCAGAAGGATGGTTGTTGTGACGCATGGCCGCAGAAGTCCATGCCGCCCTTCTTCTTTCAAAGTCCATATCTCCTGTTGAAAGAGAGCTAAGAGCAGATGCGAATTGAGGGGCCGAATTAGATGCGACAGGGAAATGTGAACCTCCTAGCATATGAGGCCCATTAACTGGGACTCCATCAATCAATAAATCACTCAACCAATTCTCTCCAAAGACATTTGGATATGATTGAGATAGGATTGATTTGAGCGAACCGATGTCTCTACCCACTCCCCCATGAAACTGATAAGGTTCCCACCAATGGTAATTATGACCTGGTTCATCCCCGATGAAAGGAGAAGTCAATGCGGCATTCGGGACATCTTCTGGTGCAGACATAGTGGGGCCGCTTCTATCACTTGGCCTCTGCCACCATGCAGCAAGGGGGGTGAACCTATCTCGCCAGTTTCTCAAGTAGCGATTCCAATGCGTTCCGGTCTTCTCTTGGAATTTATTCAGAACGGTTCTTGCCTCTGGACTTTGTGGATCTTCCGTCTGACTCAATTCCTGAAGTAAGTTGTAAAATTGCTCACTCTCTCCAGGACTGTGCCATTCTAAACCAAACAAGAAAGGAAGCATACCGAACTCATTAGCAAGGTATTGTCGCTTTTCTGACTCCCAATTCTCATCCGCACCGTAATCCCTGTTCCTATCACGTTCATACAAATCAAGCATTGAAATCTTTGGATCACCAAATATCATAGCATCTTCGGGTGATAACTTCATCCCCTTCTCACTCATTTTGTGATTTTCTGCGATGAGATTGATGAAATCGAATATCTCATCAACATACTGGGGTTGGCCGTGAGATGCATTATGCAACAAAGGGAATGAGTTCGAGTTCATACCAAATGGGTGATGCTCTCCGTATGCATTGTCATCATTCGCTATCGGCCAGTCCTTCAAAGCAGATGTCGAAATCTTAGAATGACCTGCCAAATACGATTGGTAATCAGTAGGAATAACCATCTCAGACGGAGGAAGTGCAGATCCCAAATCCCTCATTGAATAAACAGGAGGGCTTTCTGCCATTGCCATAGCAGCCATATCTTCCTTTGTGATCTCGTTCCCATCTAAAGCATGGAGGTATTTCTCAAGAGGAGGCTCTTGGCCCATGATTGATGAGAGGACTACATCGGTTCTAAGTTTGACATAATCGGACATTTTCCCACCTTCATAGGCGGGCATAAATGCTTTCGATTAACCCCGCAATCTCTTCGACTACTCCTTGCTGACCGACAGTAGCCTGTTTCTTGATTTCAGCTAGTGACTCCTCAACCTTAGCACGGTAGTCATAGTCTCCACCATCATTGAAGTGCATATGCAAGGATGACGAATCCTTGTCATACCCAGTCTGCGCTACTGATGGCATCTTGAAGACCTCGCTAATCGCTTTGGATTCAGAAGCATCCTCTGTGAAAGGTAATACTTGGTTGCCCTGGTATCCGGCAGCAGGTATCTCCGTCTTGCCTGAAATCTCCATGAACATGGGCTTGACATTATCTCCCGAACTCTCTTGGACATACTTCCTGATAAATTCCCGAGTAGCATCCTCCTTGCCGAACAGCTCTTGCATCTTTGCCCCTCTTTCGCCTGGGCCTCTCCTCTTATGCATGAACCTGGCAAATAGTGGGCCTTCTGTTGAGGAACCCCTTAGTTGCTCCTTATCCCAACGACCCATGCCACCATATTGGCGACCCATGTTCTCATCACTCGTTCCCCAAGCATCGAGGTCTTCCTCCGTGACAGAATCCCAATCGAAATCCTTGTATGATTTAGGATCGTATTCTGCAAGACCTTCGTTGAACTCTCCTTTTGCGACTCCCTTTGGCCCACAAGTCTTGCACTCAGGATCTTCACATCCCATGTTGCATTCATAATTGTAAGTCGAGTTCTTCTCTATGCCAACTGCCTTCTCGATGTCTCTCACGATTGCTAATAGCTTGCCTTCTGCGGTATCTTTCACGGGATCAACGAATCTCATCTTCTCATCTCCTTCTCTGCATCTTCCCACTCTCTAATCTCATCATGTCGTGAAATACTCTTGGCGATGAGATCGCCACTACCCTGGAAAGGGCCACTAAATGATTCCTGACCTGTTTCACGGTTCAATGGGTCGAATGCTTCATCTGCGTGAGGAGTGACAAACCTCTGCCACCCTTGAGCCTTCATTGCGGCAGTAGGATCATTGACGGCATTTCGCAATTCACGATTCTCCATCTTGAGGATTTCATTCTCTTCTTTGAGAACCTTAGCCTCCTCGATTGCGGCTTTGGCTATATCCATTGCATCTTCTGTATCTGACATCACATTGCACCTCCTGTGCCACCCATGCCTGGAACCATTGCATTAAGGTTCCCATTTGTCTGATCATTAGCCATTTGAGTTGGGTCATGCTCACGCAATGACCTCTCGGGGTCATCATTCTTCATCTGTGCAAGGACATTTCTCATCGCTTCAAACATCTGCCTCATCTGCAAGATTTTTCCATTCCTCTCTCTGATGAAGTTATGATCTATGTTTGCACTTCCAAACTCCGTGCTAACTCTTTGCCCTGCATTTAGGATGTCTTCGCCATCATTCACCCATGATTCTAATTGCACCCACATATCATCGGCGGCAGATTTTTTTCCAGCTCCTATCATGTGAGCAGGTAATGCACCAGGGTCGCCCATTGGCCCCTGGACATTTTGAACGTCTGTATTCAATCCTTGTTCGGCCAATGCGCCCATAGTGGGGTCTTGCTTACGAATAATATCGTCACGGACACGCAAGGCTCGTAGGCGTTCACCTACTCCTCCTGATGCCCTCCATGACATCTCAATACACCTCATGGGGGCGGAATACCTTGTCGGTTCTGCCCGCACGAACTACACCGAGGGCTATTGCACCGTCATTGACGCTAAGGTCGCCATCGGTGTTGTCGAATTTCCTGATTGTTCCGAGCTGTTGGTCTTCGGTTGTTTTCTTTGACATTGCCTTTGTAAGACTGTCATGCAGAGCCAAGTCATCTCCTAAACTGCTTAATGCATTCTTAGCATCATTCAGATGCTTCTCTATGTCATCCCTGTTGTTGAAATCTATTGCCTTAATCATGGCTTCCATTGATGCCAATGCCCTTCGGGCCATAGGATCCATCTTCTGAAGCCCAAATATATCGCCTTCGCTCATGTCGCTCGTTCCTCCCTATTTTTTCCATTGTTAATGACTGTTATCCTATCGTTGCCCTTTGGCTCCGGCGTTCCTAAGCTTGGCATCAACAGAGGATTCGGCTTGTGTTTTCTTATGATCTGTGGAGTTTCCTCGGGTCGATGAGGATGCGTGTGAGCCACTCACTCTCTTGATATTCACCGGAGATTTACCTGCTGATGCTCGGGATGGTTTTCGTTGATCTCTCCCTAATGTCTTGAGGGGTGGTATGTCAGAACCATATGTCATGGCCTCGGACTCTTTGATTGGGCGTTGCCCGTAATCTAGTCCATCTCGCTTGACGACTTCCCATGCCTTCTCGAATGCGGTCATTGTGGAGGAGCACCCCCTCCGCCTGGTGGTGCGCCTCCGCCTGGTGGTGCGCCACCTCCTTGTTGCATCTGAGCCTCCTGGGCTTTAGCAGCAACCTCTTCAGGCGAAGGCTCCTTGAAGTCGAACTCCAAGAATTTGTCATCTATCTGATCTCTTAGTGCGGCATCGTATCCGGCTTGCTTCATCTGCATCATGTTGCGAATAGCCATCTCATCTCTGCGGAATCGCATGATTTCATCCTCTTCCTCATGCGGATTCAATGTAATGTCCCACTCGGTTATTCCAAATGCCTCAAGCAGAAGGGGGAACAAGTGCCTGTTGTATATAGACTGAGAATAGGCCAATGCACGGTTCGTGACTACAATCTGCATTCCTTCGTTGTTCAGACCCCCTCCTGACACGTCATTCATGAATACATTTGACACTCCATAGTATGCAGATATGCGTTGTCTGATGTCATCCTTGATTGGGATATACTGCAATTCCTCAAGAGTATCCATCATTCGGACATACTCAAGGCCACCACGTCCCGATTCGGTTTCGACTCCGATTGTTGGGACATAGCTCGGATCACGCTCAAGATGCTCTTGGATATTCCTCGCCGTCCTCTCGACAGTCTCCATGTTGGATGACTTGATTACCATGACTCCTCTTGGCATCCTCCTCTTCTGATATGCGGAATACACATAGTTATCCATAGCAATCAAGGTATTGACTTGTCTCCACATAGTAGCAACAGGGCTACGACCATACAACTTGGATGGCGACCATTTACTGAGGTGGATGACTTCACCCTCTGTATATACCTGGCCGTTGCCCACACCTGCTAAGTTGATGTAATGGATTGGAACTACAGGCATACCAGAAACAGGGCATACTGCTTCAGGGTCACTTGACCTGAATGAACGATCAATAAGACTGGTGTATTGGGTTCCTCCCCTTATCCCTCTCTTATCTGAAACAATACGCATGAAAATTGGGTCAGCTCTCGATACTTCCCTTATTCGGAAAAACTGAGGTTGCTTAGTAGCAGGGTCAATGAAATACTCCTTTGTCAAGACCAAATATGCATCATCGACAATATTGAGATCCATTTCTATCTCTCGAAGAATGTCAATGAATTGCTGAGTCATCCTGTTCTGTCCACCCAGGATAGTTTCTGCATACTCAATCTGTCCCTTGTCTGCCTTGCGAACCTCTCCTCCGCATGACTTGCAAGTCTCGACCTCTTGGTGGAACTCAGATTCGCATTCGACACATTTTGAAACGAATTTTGCCTTCCATTCCCAACCCTTTCGGAATGTCTCGACACATAGGTGATTGAGGATTGATCTCAAGACCATGCATTCGTAAGCTGCAGCATACAAAGCAGGGACGGTAATACCCTGGAGGAGAGGTGGTTCTTGAACTCCCTCTGTGAACAGGGGCATGGATGGGATGGGAGTGTTATATCGTTCCATGTCCATGCCAATGGCGGCAAACATCCTCTCCATTTTTTTATTATCAACCACTTGCCTTCACCTGCTCTTTCATGTTGTCGAACTCGTCCACGCTTAATTTGTGTTTCCGCAAGAGTCTGGAGCGATCCTTTGCCTCAACTGTATCATATGCCATTACAATTAGAGTGTCTCTATCACCCCTCAATGCAGAAAGCATATTGCGAGGAGAAGGATATTCACCGCCATTTGACAAATGGGGTTCGGCCATTTCCAATGCCTTAAGGACAGAGGAGTCGCCTTCGATGACTAACCCTGAACCTTCTGCCTTTACTCCCAATATGCCTTCTTTCTTCAATGCCTCTGCATACCAGGGTGCTGATGGTGCATTGAAGTTGATCTCAAGACGGGGGTAAAATCTCGTATCGAATTTGAAATTACTATTGTTGTCAATCAGACCTGCGAGGAATTGGTCTGCATCCTTCAAGATGACATCTCTGCGCTTGATGTCATAGAATAATCCACGCCCCGTTGATTTACTAAATTGGCCTATTGCGATTATATCGAAGAGGAATCCATGAGATTTAATGAGTGATGAAATCTCAGCAGGGCTTGCTTGGACACCATATGATTTGAGAGTCTGAGCATTTATTGCACCCCTTGATGCTAAAATCTCTCTGCAATTATCAAGGATGCCTCTTTCTCGATGAGATAGCCTTTCAGATTTGTCAAGAGTAGTCCTCCATAGCTTCTCGGCCTGACTCCTCCCCTCTTCATCCGAGGCAGACACCCATGACTTGACGAAACGGCGAAAGGGCAAATTCAACCTCTCACTATTCTGATTCAATGAGTCATAGTCCAAATCCGTCAGAGGCAATGAACCTACGAGATCAGGTGATACGCCTGGGAATTGAGAAAGAGTGGCTTGTTTCTCTAAGAGGAGAAGAGGCTGGATTGAATCCAACACCTTGATTTCGTTGCCTTTTATGAGAATCTCTGTCAGTTCACGCCCTGTCATCCCGAAGTTGTCCTGAAACCATGTATTCATCTTGGCTACGGGTATCTGAGGTGCTTCAGGTGGCAAAGCTGTTCCTTCTTGCTCAGTTGGAACATCGCTTTCTGCACTATCCATCCCCTCTATCTCTGCCCCCTGTCCTTCTTCTGGTGCGGCAGGAGTAGTGGCCGCCGCCGCCTGTTCCTGTTCGGCCTGTTCCTGTTCGGCCTGTTGTAATTCTAATTCGGCTGCATCTAACTCTCCTTGTTTCGCCTGTATTTTGTCCGTGATGGCTTTCATCCCCATTTGACCCATTGGAGAAGCCAAAGCCTTCCCTGCGGCCTTCCCTGCGGACGCAACTTTCGGTGCAGCGGACGCAACTCCTCGACCAACTACTGCAGCCCCTCGACCAATTGCTGCAATTGCAGGTAAGATCTTCTCAACTGAGTCTGTCATATCCTCCACACCTGGGGTTGGTTCTATGTATTCACGCATCCGCCCACCCCAACCTGTTCTTCCACATCTCACCGTCTAGGATAATTATGTTTTCTCGATATTCCTTAGTCGCTTGCACCGAAAGTGCAAGGGCAATCACCATGTCATCATGTGCTCCGAGGCTTTCCATGCGTCCATTATCAAGCATGGTGAACATGGATAATTCATTCAACAGAGTGTTCATGTGTCGCCTTGTCGCACCTTCATCTTTGTATGGGATCAGAAGATGCCTTTGCTCGAAGTGCAATTGCAAAGTATGAATCAATGCCTCTTTCTTCATGCGACTCATGTTGAATGGTTTGATGGGCAAATCGCTAATTTCCTGCAGGACTTGGTTGAATGCCATAGCGAAGTTGTTAGTTTCTAACTCGATGATGACTGGATTGAATCGGGCATTCAATTCGATAATCTTGTCAATCTGTTGATTGAAATTCATGTTCTTCTCATGGTGAACATGGACTACACGCTTGTGTCTATTCTCATCCATGCCTATCACTATCATACAAGTATAGTCTGCACTCCTATCTGCGCTGATTGCCGGATCCCACCCAATGTAGTAATTTAGGGTCTGATCAGGATCAGGATAGTATGAGAGCATCAGCGAATCATCTTTGACTCTCTCTAACATCTCCTCGGGGAATAAGCTGGATTCACTTGCTATTGGCTTGCATAAGTATTCACGAGTGAAAGCTATGGATGTCATCTCACCCCTTCGTGTATTTAGAGCATCCAAACTCCACCTCTCCGGCCATAGCGGTTCTCCTGTTGCTTCATTGATTGCAGGGTATTCATTTACACAATAACCATCCAAACTCTTCAATTCGGAGTATAGGTCTGTGAATGAGAACGGAGTGCCGACAACGCACATCTGAGCAGTATGGTGGAGAACAGGGAGCAGAGCTGTATAGAACCATGTGGATATTGATTTCAACTGAGTATCGGCCTCACTCGAAAGAATGTCATCCAGGATAACTATGTCAGGGTGAGCACCACGAACTGCTTTACCTATGGACATCGCTCGAACAGATGATTTGTTTGTGAATTTGAAAAGTTGCTTTGCCCATCCTCGCTTGGGCTTGAGATGTGCTAAGGCAGGTGTAGTGACAATCAGCTCATCCATCTTGCTCATGTGATCTATGGATTGGTGTTGGCTGTGACTGAAGAAGAGGACTTCTGTTCCTGGGTTGTATGCCATCTTCCATAGGAGATAGACCCTGAAGAATACTGACTTGCCGTGATCACGACTCGCTATAACGCAGACTTTGTTGTGCTTCTCTGCATTTTCATACCACTCCTTGTGAAAATGAGCTAATTGGAAACCACAGATGTCCTCAAAGAAGAATCGGAAATCCCGTCTCCCCATATCCCAATCGACTTTACTCGTTAGTTCGAGCATTGCCTCATTGGTCAATCTTCCACCCCGATGGCAACAAACTCATGTCGTCTCCACCAGGGCCATTCGTTGCGAACAAAGAAGCCGGTAGTAGCGACAGATCATCACCCTTGACCACATCAAATCCTATATCCGGCTTCTCTTGAGGTGGCTCACTTTTGATGATTGGAGTGACATACTCTCTTTGTGGATTGGGGTTCTCATTCACGGCAAACGCCTGGGGGTTGTGGAACGGATTTGCAAAGGGATTCTTGAGTATGAATGAGGAGTCTGCCACATCATTCTGACTTATCCTAGCCTTACCGAATAACTGCTCATATTGCAATGCATACTCGGGGAAATGATCTTCCAATTCCGCCATACTGTTGTAAAGGTGCTTTCTTGCCCCTTCGTCACCCTCTTCTGCCGCACTCATTAATTCGGCAACTACACTTGGTTCAGTCGATGCGAAAATACTCGGATAGTCTGGAAGCTCTCTTGCATTATCTGCCTCTTTTCGTTTTGACTCAATCCTTTCCTTTAGATTGCCACGAACAGAATCATGAGTGGATGCGACATTTGTAGCATTTCCTGGTTCAACGAATACCTCTTCATCTGTTGCGGGTCTTGCTTCGACATCCCCTCCTCTCTTATTGTATGAATCTGAATGACGTTCATATTCTTCATCGGAAATCCCATCTCCATCTTTGTCATCGTCTGGATCTCCATCGACAACTCCATCGCCGTCATTGTCCTTTCCATCATACTTGAATCTCCCATCTTCAAAATCGTCAGGGTGACTTTCTTCATTCAGCCAAATGTCGGGATCATCCTTACGACCACCATCATCAAGGCGGCGGGCCTGATCCTCAAGGTATGTATCATCATCATCGTCAAAATTGAAGTCATCAAACTCATCAGTATCATACACAGGATGAATATTATTGAAAGTAATATCATTGTCAGGATGCCTTGCTGGAGGTGGACGATTTTTGTTGCCAATAGTCGATTCAATGAGTCGTAGCCCTTCTCTTATTTGATCCCGATTCTTGACGTAATTCTCAAGTTGCTTCTTCTGCCTTGATAATTTGAACCTGCGAATATCATCCATTAGTCCCTTGTAGAAGGTATCATCACGCACCGCTATCCATGCCTTGTCGAACGAATCATTGGAGGGCATACCGGAACGCCTCCGTTCTATCCCTCATTCTGAAATTATGCATCGTCTTCTGCAACCCCCAATAATCATCGAGGGGTGAATCAGAAGAGGTCGTGAATGTAGGGTTTGCCCCTGTCATGCCTTGTAAGCTGGTTCGTGCGGCTTTCGCATCCCTCCTACCGCCGTGCCTGGTTAGTGCGTTTGCACCGAGTCTTGCCAAGCCCGCACCGCCCATTGTCAGAAGATTGGAAGCAAGGCCCGTTCCTACGCCACCATCAGACCAGCTCTTACCTGCTCTTTGGTTTGCTTCGGCTAATTTCCCTGCTTGCTCACTTGCAAGGGCATTCTCTGCTATCCTGTTGGATTGTGAAGGAGCCGCCGCCGGAGCCGCCGCCGGAGCAGCAGATGTAGTAGTCGGAGTGCCGGATGACATCCCACCACCGCCGGATGACATCCCACCACCGCCACTCGATGCACCAGGCGTAGTGGTCGCTGCCGGAGGTGTGACTGTTCTCTCATGAGTCTGAGTCACTTCGCCCGTTGCCCCATCTGTTGTAGTTTTCATGGTTTCCTCGACATCGGGAACCCCATCGCCATCTGAATCCACAGGAGCCTCCGCAGGGGCCGCCGCAGGGGCCGCCGCAGGGGCCGCATTAGGTGCTCCTCCCGTATTTTGCCACTCGTCTATTTGTTGGTTCACAGCGTCTTGATCCAAACCCATACCATCTGCGGCGATTCGCATACCCTCATGAACATTAGCGGGCATATTTTGCCATCTCTTAGCAGCATCGGCCTCTTGAACGCCTTGTTTCAAGTCTGTCTGTGCTTCTCTGTCGAAGTCCAGACTACCGGCACTTAACATTCTTCGATTGCGATCTTCTATGGTATTCATCGCACCCTTGCCTGTGACCGCACCATAGAGTCCTGCGCCGAGTGTCCCAAGCTTGTCATTGGGGTTGATGAATCCTGATGCATCCCTGCCAGTTCTCTGTCCTGTTGCGGGATCAACCGCACCGTAAGCCATTCTTCCGGCTACGTTCTGAGCACCTCGACCTATGGCTTTCGCCGCATCTATCATGCCCCCTCCTACTTTTGATGCCATATTTCTTGCACCTTCCCATGCGGCCGTCCTGTTCTCAGGAGTATTGTATTTCTGGTTCAATGCGCTTGCGGCATCTTTGCCTCTAGCTGCTAAATTGATAGCACCTTGCGCCCCTGTATTCATCGCCGCATCAATCCTGGGAGCAGTTCTGTTGGCCCAATCAGTATAACCCTGTGCAGCACCCTGCAACTTACCTTTCGTCCAATCCTTTGCCGCACCTAATCCCCCTCTCATAGATGAGAATGCATTGCTTACTGTGCCACCAAGATTCTGATCCTTGACCCAATCCCTTGCCTTACCTGCGGCCCCTTGTAAATCTGAAAACTTATTGCTAACTGCCGTTTTTGCCTGAGAAGCCATTCCTGGTGTCCCTTGAAACACGCCTTCTGGATCGGCATTCGGATCGCCTCCTGTCAGCTTACCGAATCTCTGATTCATCTCCGCATCTTTCGCATCAATCCCTTCGGTTCCCATGACAGCATCTTTGACACCTCCGGCAGCACTCTTGACTCCCTCTACTGCTTTACTCCCAATATTCTTGGCAGCACTCATGATACCAGGGTCGGTTTGTGAATTGTCTGATGAGTTATCTCCAAAACGTGCATTGTATATTTCATCGACTTTTTCATGCATTGGATTTTTTGGCGCAGGTTCTTTTGGTTTAGGGCCAAGACCCATCATGGCTTCTTGGTCTTTCTTTGCTTGCCCTTCCACATCTCCTGTTTCCACACCTGACTTAAATCGAGGATGATCTCTCCACTTGCCTGTGAACTTGATGACAGATGCCTTCACAAGCGCATCTTCGTAAGCACTAATCATAGAGAGCCACCTTTACCATCTGAACATTTGAGTGTGGGACGTTGAATGACTTTGCGATCTCTCTCCAATCGCCTCTAGTATGGAATATGGTGACGACATCATTCGTTCCCATTTGCACCTTGCTCGACAGGAGTGCGACATCCAAAGGTGATGTCACGGA